AACCTAGCAAGTAGCCGCTTGCCGTTCGTTCTTCCTCTCTAGTATAGCATGACTTGTTTCTAGGGCCAAATTCTCAGAAGCCGTCACGCTTGAGCGCCTGTGCTGCCTGGTGCTCCTTAAAAATCCGGGTGAGTTCAGAGGGCTTCGGCTCTGTCTCTGCAACTTCCTTGCGTACCTTAATAGCCTGCTCCTTAGCGTAGAGAGCAGTGTCCAACTTCTTGAGTGAGCCGTTCGCCTTGCTCAACTTGTGGTCAAGGTCAAAGTACTCAATGACGTAACCGACGAACATGACCGTTCCAATGACAACGCCAATGAACAGACCCCACATAATAAATCCTGCAATTCCCATTTGTCTTACCTCCCTGTAGTCTCAGTATAAACCCGGTGCTTTCATAGGGCAAAGAAATAGGGCCACCCCTTAAAAAGAGTGACCCTATTTCCTATGCGGTTACTCGTTGAACCCCGGCTTGCCTGCGTCGTTCCAAGCCTTGAGCGTGCTGTCAGCAATGCGGCCACGCTCAGCCACAGCCTTCATGCCGTCCTGCTTACGGCTCCACTCCATGAGTGCCTTCCTTTCCTCAGGACCGACAGAGGGGCCAGCAGGGGCACCACCGTTAACGGGCCGGAAGTTGGGGACGACCTCAGCACCGTCCGTGTACTGAGCCAGCGTCTCCCTCAGAGCGTCCTGGTTCTTCTCTGAGAGGTAGAGGTTGTACGTCTTGTCTTCGAACGTGAGCCGTAGGGGAGTGGTGTCAGCGTCCAACTCACTCCCGTCGTAGTCGTCCAGAATTGAGACGACCTGCTGCTTTGGCATGTGCTCTCCTTGTTGGTTGGTTGGTGCTACACCATAGTAGAACATACTTACCACCTTAGGTCAAGAAGTAGTTGACCGAAGAGTTCCGTACCTGCCCGTATTTCAATTGGTTCAGGAGTCACCCCTAGGAACTCCACAGGTATAACGAACTCCCGTCCTAATTGAACGTAGGGCACCTCCTGAGCATGTATGGCCTTGTAGAGAGTACCAACGTTAACCCTCAGTATTCGGGCCGCAGTGCTCACACTCACGTACTGGACAGGCGGTACACGGGCTGCCATGCCGCTCCTCTGTGACAGGAGTGACAGGACCAGTCGCTTCGCCGATAATCCTCACTACTTAACAGCGACTTTGGTCCTGACACACTCGGTGGACGGGCCGCACTATACCAGTCGGGGGTACGGGCTGGTGACTCTGTGTAGCCGCTCCAAACATGACAAAGCCCCGGCGCTGAAACCAGCGACCGGGGCTAAGCCATTCCCCAGGGAGGTGAGGAAGTTACTTTCGTCGTCCTGCCATGCTAATTGCTACACCTACTGCAACTGCAATGAGGACAACCCATTCTGGACCCATAGGAGCCTCCTTACCCTTGTCCGTCCTTGGACAAGTCCTTAGCCTAGTCTTTCAACAAGCAAGAAGCCTGGTGTTGTAGGACCGGCATTAATGAAAATGCTTGTTCCAGGTCCAAGAACCTTAGCCACACGTACGTTGTATGTGTCCTGTGCTCCTGTTCCGTCAATAATGGCGTTGAAGTTGAAACCCTGAGCGTCGTTACCAGCGCCTCCAAGGTGAACCATGAACTCGTTAATGACGGTTGCGTTCCTGTAGAGACGTACTCGCACAACGTCACCAGAACCATTAGAGGTGAAGGAACGTCCCTGTCCTGTCACCTTGTACTTCACACCTGGCAAGGTGGAAGCCAACATACTAATGACGGTAATTTCGGTGGTGTTGAACGCACTTGAGTTGGACTCAAGAGGCTTGTAACCAATAAGCGGCTCTGCCTTGAGCGGGGTAGAAGGTGAACGAATGTTGCTCACTGCCGTAGCACTGGCGGTTGCGCTCTTGAACTCAACCGTTGTCTCCCACTCACCACCGTCGTTGTTTGCCACAATGCTGTGCTCAATAGAGCGAATGCGGTAGTTGGCGTTCAAGTTGGCCTGAGCGTTCTTGACTGTCACCAACTGGTACAACTCCATAAGAGCAGCCTGTCGGAAGGTCTGGTCATTCTTTACGAGGAAGCCAAGTTCCTTCGCTGTAACAACCGGCGTTGCATTGGCATTGAGAATGTCGAGGGCTACCTGCTGAGGTGTCTTAGTGGTGTGAGCGACTGTGACCGTTAGACCACTAGCACCATAGGTGTTAATAGAGGTCAGGTTCTCATAAGGACCGTAGGTAATTTCTTCGGTCTTGTCGTCGTCACCACGCTTCTCTAGTCTCTTAACCGTAACGCTGTTGACCAACTCGTCCATTGAGTAACCGGACTCAAGGGAAGTGTAAGCAACGTACTCTGCTGAAAGGTCGTCAGCCTGGTCAGAGAAGACAGTCTTCACAACGTTTGGAAGTGTGTCCCACATTTGGAAGGTACCGTTCTTGTCTACATAGGCATAGCCACGGACGGTGTCTCTAGCAACAACAGCAAGGTCCAAGAAGGAAGCGTTGTCGTTGTTGTAGTAAATGACCGGGTTACCGGTGTTGTTAGCAGCACCGTTGTAAGCCCACTTCACACTTGAAGGCATAATACCGGCAAGGCTCTTGAAGTCAGCAACACCAGTGGTTGCACGAACGTTGGCAAGAATGGCAGTAGCGTCAGTAGCCGTAAGCGTAATGCGCGGCTTGTCGTCCTTGAAGTACTCAGTAGCAGCATTGTGAACTGTTCCTACGAAGACGTTTGTCCATGCCCCTTCTACAAGTGCTTGCAACCTCACCTTGTAACCCCGGCGAATACTGTTGTAACGGGCAGGGTCTAGGACAGGGTCATAAATGACGGCTGTCATTGTGCCTGCGTCTAGTTCCTCACGGCTAACGGTAATGCTGTGAGTGGAACCTAGAATGTTGCGCCACTTTGTCTCCGGTCCCTGAGGACGGTCAGACGGAGCAGTGTTGTCTACTCGCATTCTTGCGTTCTTGAACATGAGCCAGGAGTAGGCAACCTGAGAGGCAAGCGTTGTTGTGCTGTTTGGGTTGTTACGCACAACCATTCGCACACTCGCTGCATTAGCCGGTGCCTGAACAGCAGGACCGTTTACCTGCTGTGGAGAAGTCTGGTTCAACTTCACACCGGTTAGGTAGTCAGTACGAAGCAACGTGCCGTTGCTGTCGAAGAACTGCCAGAAGACGAAGCACCATGTGTTAGTGCTGCTCTTACCAATAGCCTGAATGTTTCCAGACACCCACTGACCAGAAGTGACCGGTGTTGTGTTGGAGGCAATTTGTGCTGCTCCACCACTCATGCTCAACATAATGAGTTCTGTCTTATTTGGGCTGATAGCGTCCCAAGAAGCCGGGAAGACAAGACCGTAGTTAGGGTCAGGGACAGGCTTCACATAACCAGCGCGGGTAATGAAGTACATGTTGGCGTTGGACTCCTGCCAGTGTGTTACTCCCTGCTCACCACTTGGGTTCATAATGCGGTTGGTGTCTGTGGTTGGTGCAGTGCCAATGAATGAGGTGTCCTGTACGAACTCAGAGAGGACATTGCTCACAAGAACGTTACCGTTGAAGAAGAAGCCGTAGCCAACTCTTGTGTTGTCTGTCTGCACGTACATTCTCATGGTCGTTGCACCAGCAGGAGCAACAAAACCAATGAGCGTAGGACGAACAAAGACACCGGTACTGTTTGTTGGTGTTCCGTCACCTTCGTATACACGGTCAACGTAAGCACCGGCTGCTGTTCCTACAAGGACGTTAGAAGCGTTGTAGAAGAACACACCGACACGGTACTTAGCCGCTTCCGCAGGGTCCGCACCATTAGGGACAACAGAAGCAGCAGCACTGACATAGTCTCCTGCTGTGACTGAGTAAGCCGCTGTGTAGGCGTATGCGCTACCGGCTGCGTTCCTTGAGTAGAAGTAACCGTTTGCGTATTCACCAGAGGCAGGACCACCGACGTTTCCTGTTCCAACTGTTCCTGCGTTACCAAGCCATGAGCCGACAACTCCACCTGGATTATAGGAGTCATTGTCAGACAGCCTGTTTAGAGGTTCCTCAGTGGCTACCTCTAGTCTCAACTTACCTGTTAGGTCGTAAGCCATTACCTACCACCGGCCTTTTCGTACGCCTTGGTTGCCTTTGCAACCTGGCGTCCAACCTCAACAGGGTCACCAACGACACCGTTGAAGTTAATGGTCTGCTCAATAGTCACCGGCACAGCGCCACCGCTGTTGCTACCGGAGAAGGCAAGTTCCATGCTTCCCATTGTTGGCATAGCCTTCTGCTCTACAAGGGCGGCAAGGTTCTTAGCACTTGCAATAACCCGGCTGTTCTGCTCAAGTCCCTTTACAAGACCCTCGTTCACAGACTTACCAATGCCAATGAAGACCTTGGAAGGAGAGTTGATTTTCAGAGCGGACTTAGCGGCACTGACAACGGCGCTCATGGCACGCTTTGCCGCTCCAATGGCAGCACCCATAGCACCGGTAATACCTCTTGCAAGACCGCGAATAATGTCTCCACCAGCACCGACCAACATGCTTGCAGCACCAGAGAAGGCACCACGGATACGACCTGGCACACTAGCCACTGTGCTCATTGCTGAACTAATGGCAGAGGAAACACTAGAGCGGAAGCGGTTGAAGGCTGCAATGGCACCAGCAATGGCACTTGTAGCACCGGCTCTTGCCCGGTTGAAGGCTGCAACCATTGTTGCAATGCGTCCTGCAATAGCAGCAGCAACGCTGGTAACTACACCTCGTACAGCATTGAAGGCTGCGTTCACAATGGAACGGAAGGTGGCACTTCTCTGGTAGGCAATAACCATTGCTGCTACGAACAGAGCAATACCGACAATAACAACACCGAATGGACTAATGGCGAAGGCCAAGGAGAGAACTCTCCAAGCCACCGCGACTACTCGGAAGACAACGGTCAAGGCACGGAAGGCTACTGAGAAAATGCGAATGGCAATTCCAACAGCACCCATGACAGCCTGGAATGCTGCCATTGCCACAGACACGACCTTAACTCCAACAACAAGACCGACAAGGGCAATGCCTACGTTACGGGCTGCTGTTCCATGCTGAGTCATGAATGCGGACACAGCAGCGAAGGCCGGTCCTACATTGGCGGACAGTGTGTCCAACAGGCTAATGAAGGCCGGAATGAGGACAGTAAGAATGGTTGTACCAATAGGAGCCATAGCCACAAGGAAGCGACCAAAGGCCGGTAGCAACTGACCAATGCCACCCATGAGAGCGGTAGTGAATGCTGCGAACTGTCCTGAGCCTGCACCTAGTTCTACGAAGAAGCCTTGTACTCCTGTAAGCAATGGAGTTAACCCGGCCAAGAATGCGTTCATGACAGGGAGTGCAGCAGCAAAGCCGCTTGTGAGAATGCCTCCAACAATAGGAGCCAACTGACTTAGGCTTGCGTTGAAGGTGTCAATGAGTGGAGCAGCCTGTGTGAAGACTGTGCTAATGGCAGGCTTGAGAGAGTCAAAGGCAGACTGTAGAGCAGCCGCAGACCTAATAAGAGGCTCTACGAAAGGCTGTGCTAGTACCTGCATGGAACTAGAAACGTTGCTCTTGAGGTTAGAGAATGCTCCGCTAACCCTCTTGTCCATTGCAGCGAACTTAATACCTAGGGCGAGAACTCCACCACCAAGGCCAAGCAATGCACCGGCACCTAGTGCGGCACCACCTACAGCGGCAGCACCGAATGCGGCAGCGCCAATGGCTGCTACCTTGAAGCCTGTTCCCAAGCCACGACTAATACGCTCTAGTCCTGCTAGAGACTGGTTGGCCTGAGCAAGAGACTTCTGTAGTCCCTTGGTCCTACCAATAATGTTAATAACAACTGTGTTACCGGCCATACTCTATAGGGTCACTTCCTTTCCTTGTTGATTTTGTTATGCACCTTGACGAAGGCATTGACTTCCATGAGCGTCATTTGCTTGTACTCACTAGGAGCAATGCCGGTGTTAAGGCAGAACCAAGCCATTTCCTCAGCCTGCTCTGCCATTAACTCCAACGTGTCTTCGTCAAACTTCATTACTCGTCCTCGTCAAAGCCAAGTTCTGCTGTGAGTTCTGGAAGAGTCTTGGTTCGTGCGTAGTCCTCAAACTCAAGAGTCTGGTTCTCACGCTTTGCCAAGAAGTAACCAAGCCATAGCAATAGGCCAAGTGTTCCAACGGCGCTCTCGTCTCCAAGTGCTGCCATTGGTACGCCACTCTTGCGAGTAGCCATGTCAATTTCCTGTACGGTTAGTACCTCTAGTGCGTTCTTCTTCTTACGTGTAGCCATTTCCTAATACCTCCCTGGTATTTGTTAGTCAGAGTCGGTCCAGAAGGTTCATTACTTCTCGCTCGACCTGCTGCTGTGCGTACCGCTTATTGCGGTGTAGTGCTGTAGTCATGAACGGCTTAGCCTCAATGTTGTGGTAGCCGCCGTAGTGCTGAATTGGTACGTAAGGTTCCATGCTTGGCTTACCTGCACGTACTGTTGCCTTGCTCTTCCCTCTACCGGCCCGAATGCTGTTACGCAGACGACCGGTAAGAACCGGGGCAAGTCCCTGAGCGTCACCGCGCACCTTGGCTCCAATGCGTTGCCAAACTGCTGCAAGGTCACTGACCTTGATTGCGGCTCTTGCCAACTTCCTACGAAGTTGACGGTCACCTTCAACGGTGACACTCAGGAACTGAGCCATTAGGCAGGAGCCTTAGTTGGCTTGCCGGTTAGTGTGAAGGTGTACTCAAAGGTGAACGTCTCGTCAGCGGTACCACCGATTTGTGCCGGTGCGCCAACGGTCAAGTTGCCGGAGAAGTGTGGCTGGGTTGCGGAAGCGGTTGCATTGCCGTAAGGCTTTAGAACGTAAGCGGCGGTTGTGCCACCGTTTGCCCAAATGTAACCCCAAAGGCTGTCAGAGCGGTAGTCTCCAATAGCCTCTACTTCCATAGTCCAGTCAACAGCGCCACCGGCAGCAAGGTCAGCGAATGTCACTGTGTCAGTGTCGCCTTCCTCATTGACAATAGTCACGCTAATGAGGTTGTCCTTGTACTCTGTACCTGCAATAGTAAGAGACAAGTCCTTTCCCTTATACTTTGTAACTGCCATGTTTACATGACCTCCTTAAATGTAGTGTTGAACTCTAGCGTAATAATGGTTCCCCAAAAGGTTCCTGCGCTGGCAATTGTTACCTCGTCAGGAGCGGAGACTTCCACTAAGTCATACTCTTGTGTTGCGTGGAGAACGGCTTCTACAAGCCGGTCCATTTCCATAGCAATTGCGTAGGTGTTTCCCTTGCCAGGTAGGACAATAACGTCTACCCGTACGGTGTAACCGTTGAAGGTATTACCTCTTACAATGTATGGCTGGGAAGGGGCGACAATGGCAGCCGGTGTAGAAAAACGAGACTCGGTGTAGTCAAGAACGGTAACGTCCTCAATGTCCTGCAAGGCTTCCTTAACGACAGACCTAAGGTCACTCAAGGTGTCTACTTCATACATTAGAAGAACACGACCCACTGTCGAAGGAGTCCGTATACAGGTGCAAGAGGTGGTCTAACTGTCCTCATGACCGGCCCGGTTTCGTACTGACCAGAAGGGCTTTCCTGTCGCTCAAAGAGTTCAGCCGCTACCTGTAGGTAGCACTCGTCTCTCACAACGGTAGGAACAGGGTTGAGGTCGTTGACGAGCGTGCAGCCGTCAACGAACTCGTCCACCATGACTGTTGCCAGGTTCAAGCAACGCTGCAAAGCGTTGTTGTCCTTTGCAACGGTGGCTCCTACAAAAGCCCTAAGGTCGTCTACTACTACTGCCATTGTCAGCCGCCGCCTTACGCTACAGTTACCTTAACTACAGCCAATGGGTTCGTCACTGCAACAGCCATGTAGCCGTAGAGGGAGAAGTCCTTGGTCAAGTTAATAATGTTCTCGTCCTGAAGACGGAATGGAGCACCAGCAGACTCGTAAGTTGTAAGAGCGTCAGAAGAGGCTACGAACAAGGTGTTGTCTGCAATGCCACCGGCTACAACAACTGGAAGACCAGCGACAGAAGCACGAGGAGAAACAAGGTTGGCGTTACCAACAGTGTTCTGACCGTCGTTGTTAATGTCGAAGAGTGGTCGGTTGGTGGAGTCGGTCAAGGTTGCAAGTGCCTTGAAGCGGTTACGGCTCATGACAATGAACTCAGCGTTGGCACCCAAGGAGTTGTCCTCAATGAGTCCAGCGGAGTCAAGTACAAGACCCAACCATGCTGCTGCGGTTGCGTTGGCTGCTAGGGAACCAGTGTTAACACCAGTTGCACCTACCAATGCGGAACGAACTGCTGAGTTAGTTGCCTTTGCGTACTGCTGTGCCTGGTAACGGAGAACCGTGTCAAGGTAAGCAATGTCAGAACGCTCAATGGCCTGACGGGAAAGGCTAGAGTAACCACCGTAGGTAAGGACAGGAGCAGTTGCAGTAGCAACGCTAACCTCCATGTATGGAAGGTCGTCTCCTTCATTTACCTGTGCGCCTACAGTTCCAGCAACTCCGGAAACCCTTGGGTACTCAATGGAGTTACCAGAGGCAGGAAGTGCGGAACGGCTGAACAAGTTAAGAACGTCTCGGTTCTCAACCTTCAAGCGAAGTGGTGCGGAAACCCATGCAGGTACGTTTGCGTGAGCGTCAGCGGAGGTTGCGCCAGTGAATGCACGGACCTCCATACGGGCGGACTCGCTGTTACCGGCAAGAGCCTTGAGGAAGTCTCCACCGTTGCGGAACTCTCCCTGTGGTGCTGGGGTGTTGCTTGCATACTTCTCAGTAAGCATTGTTACGGAACGCTCTAGGGCACTGACAGACTCTCGAATTTCAGTAACCTCAGGAGCGGTGTTGTTCTCAGACATGTTTGTCTCCTTTGTGTTATTGGTGTCAGCGTCCTCAGAACGAACCTGAGTTACGGCTGCATTTGTGTATGCAGGCCAGTCCACCAAGGAAACTTCCTTGAGCAAACCGGCCTCTCTTACAATTACGTCGCCTGAACGACTAGACTTCGTAGGAACGAAGCCAATACTGAACTTGCTTAGGACGCCTTCTCGGAGCAAGGAGTAAGCCTCGTCACCCTTGGCTGTCTTAGCAATGCGGGCCTTAATGTAAAGACCCTCGTCTGTGTCACGGAACTCAACGACCTTGCCAATTGGCATGGAGCCGTGCTTGTGGTCGTGTCCGTAGTAAAGGGTTACGTTCTCAGGGGAGCCAAAGGCACCCTTTGCAACTCTCTCCTTGTAACCGCCAACTTCTGCGACCTGTCCGTAAGGCACAGCAATTCCTTCTACAGTTCGGTCTTCTGTCTCAGTTGCCCGAACCTCAAAGGCGCGAATTTCTAGTTCACTCATTTTCATTACCTGCCTTTACCTTATAGTCTTCCGCTGGTGCAGGGTTAGAAGGCTGCTGCAAAGGAGCCTTGCCTTCCTGCTCACGGAGTTCGTTGCCGGTGGTGTAACCAACGCCAACCTGCTTCTCAATGACGTTCCACTTTCCAAGAGCGTCAGAGCGAAGAAGTCCCTCTTCCTTGAACTTGACTTCCTGTCCTCTTGGGACGAAGTCGGAAAGAGCATTCTCAATTTCATTCATGTAACGAATAAGCGTGTCCTGAATGAAGAGAATGTTCAACTGCTCAAGGTTGGTGTATGTGTTGCTCGTACCGCTCAACTCAACGGTGAGGTGCATTGGTGGAATACCAAAGAGACGAGCAATGTTAATGTTGTTCTGGTTCTGAACCTCAAGGAACTGAGCCTCAGCAGGCTTAATACGAATAGGCTCGTAGGAAATACCCTGACTGAGCACCATTGTTCCGCCATTGCTTGCAAGGAAGTCAGACCATGCCTTTGCGAAAGCACCGGCCATTTCTGGTGTGAGTGGCTTGTCAGTTGTGAGAATTCCTGTAGGAACTCCGCTTACGTCGAACCAAGAGGTAGCAAACTCCTTGAGACGCATTGCTGCGTACAACTCAGAAGGGCTTGCCTGTACCGGGCCAACTCCGTAGTCCTTGCCTGGAAGGCGCTGCAACTTGAGGTGCTTTACCTTGCCGGTCAAGTTGTCCTGACCTACGAAGTACTGCTTCACACCGTTCTTGTCTCGGACAATGCTTACGGAGTTAGGGTCAAGAACCTCTAGAGAAGCCGGCGCCTTCGTGTCTCCCCAAATACGCCAGTAAGCGTTACCCCAAAGAGCCAAAGAAAAGACCGTCTCCTGCGCAAAGGCAGAAAACGGCTCGTCTACGTTAGGGTTCTTGAGAATAAGGTTGCTGTTGTTCTTGGTAAGAGGTACCTCTACACCGTTACGGTAAGAGCCAATAGTCAACTGAGACAGGCTGGTTGAGAGAATGTCAACAGACCTGTAGACAACCCCAATGCTCATGGCTGTCTCAGGTGTAATCGTCCCAACTAGGGGACGGGAAGGAGGCAGAACGCCTGCCAGCGGTGAAGACCCACCTGCTGAACCAACAGAACCCTCACGGACTTCTGTGCCTTCGTCGTTTGCGTAGTACCATTCGTTACTCATACGTAATTTAATTGTATTTCACATAGTGTCACAGCGTAACTATTGAGGCACATAGAACAGCATTGGAGAAGACTCCTGCATGTTCTCTGCTGCTGCAATAGCAATGACTGTGGCAATAACAGCGTCTACGTTGCTCAGGGACTTCTTACGACTAACCTTGTAACCGTCTCCTGCGTTCTCCGTAATAGCCATAGGCAACTGCTTACGAAGTGCTGCGTCGTCTGCGTGAACTACTCTCCTTTCCTTAATAAGTGAGTAAGCCGTGTCTGCTGCTGCGGCCATTTGTGTCTGGTTCATGTACTCCGTTGGAACGCCTAGTTCTCTGAGGTTGTCAGACAAGCCCTTGAGAGGGTTAGCGTCCATGTAGAACTTCACAGGTGACCAAGCATTGTTCAGTTCTACGCATACGTCAGTGACCCACTCAATGTGAGCATTGACGAGTCTTGCTACTACCTCTGTGTAGACCTTTCCGTCTATTCTGGTAGCCGCCGTAATTGTTACCTCGTCCCAAGAAGGAGACTTGTCTACAGCGAAGACAATAGGGTGACCGGTGTCCTTTGGAATGCCGTCTCCTGCACACTCCAACCACTCTGAGGTAGACACCCAAGAGTTGACGTTGGCAATGAACTGGTTGAGACGGAAGCGTCTGTTCTTGAATTCCGGCTCTGTCTTAGTGTCCTCAAGAATACGCTCTACAGGAATGCGACCGGAAGCAATGGCGGGGTTAGCAGCCTTAATAGCCTCAGGGTC